CGTCGACGTCTTTATCTTCCATCTCTTGAAGTTTTGCAGCTAACATATCTTTTAGATGAGGTGTTAAAGACTCTTCCAAAGCTTCCTTAGCATTTGCAATAGCGGCTTCTCTTACAGACTTAGCTTCAGCAATAGCTTGCTTGAATAAATCTTTGTTTGCCATTTTTTGTAAAATTGTTGTGATTTCTGTAGTTATTGTGAACTACAATAGAAAATTAAAATTCGTTGATGCCATATAAGAGATGGCATATTCGTATATAAATATATACTTATTCCGAAAAACTAAGTAAATAGGGAAACTTTTATATTGCTGCTTTGGCAGCGGCACCAACTGCACCTGCAATTTCGCCTCCAATCACTGCTATGTCTCTACCTTTAAGTGCTGCTTTTACAGCAGATACTGAAGCGGAAGCAAGTCCTCCACCTTTAAGAGCATTCATAGCACCGATACCAGCTTTAACTCCTAGTCCGGCTAATATAGCGATAAATAATCCTTTAGCTACTAATTGTCTTTTCTTTTCATCTCTAACAAAAGGCTTAATAAACCCTGCTAATACATTAACGATATTCTTTTCGTTATTATGAGCCCATTTATGAACTGCATCAGCTTTATCAGCTGCTTTATCTAGATTCATCTTTCTAAGAGCCATTGCAGCATACTTACCTAAAACGTCTAATACTGTGTTTGATGCTAATGCCCAAGAAAGTATTCCTACTACAACTGATTCATTAACATCTTGTTCGCCTTCTTTTCCAAATTCAGCTTCCATCTCTTTTGCAAGGTCTGCTGCCATTTGCTGTTCTGCGCTTTCTAGTATTAAATCTGCTATTTTCATTATGCTCTTAAGATATCGTTTATAATAATATCTAAATTGTTATATTTAGAAACTTTAATTTTACCTTCTGATAATGATACAGGATTCATAAAGGCTCCGTGAGTCGATGGATTAGACACGAAATCCCAGCAAACTAACTCAAAATCGTTTTGTACTTCTAAATGACCTTCGTTAGTCTGTTGAACTGATCCAGTCCCTCTAGATGATATTCCGATTGTATGTCCTGCTCTTATAATTTCTTTTACGATATTACCTGCAGGTGTGTTAAGTAGTTCAACTCTACCCATTAGGTCGTTTCCTTTCCAGTATAGTTCTTTTACTATATGAGAAGCATTCTTTAGAGATACTACAGGAGATTCTGGGTGATCTAATTCACCGAATGCGTTTCCTCTTTCTACAAATTCTTTTACGTATTTAGCACTTTCTCTTTCTAGTATGGCTTTTGAGTAGATTCTACCGTTTTGGTTTTCTGCCTTAGCTCTCTGCATTACGCCTTCAACCTCGAATACTCCAGGTTTAGTTTTTGACTCTCTAATGGTCGGCTTAAATGGTGTTACGTCTACTAATAATTGTGCCATATTCTAAATATTAGGTGTGTATACTGTTTGCTTTGGTGGTTCCATTTCTGTCTCTCCTAATGGTCTTTCACCTGAGTTATGTTGATCAATATCCTTTTGAGATAAAACTCTTACTTTAGGAGTATCTAATCCTTTAGTAAAACCCCTCTTAGTAACAGGTCTTAAATCTTTAACGAATGCTGTTTCGATAGCAGGTGCTAAAAACCCTCCTACTTTCAATCCTTCTTCGTTTCTAATCTCACCTAACTTTTCGTATACTTTTTGTATTTTGTCTCTAGTCTTATCGTAATAAGCTTCTATATCGGTAACTACATTTTGTAAGTCTAAAATAGCTCCTTTCATTCCTTCAAAGCCTGCATAGTCATCTGCTATTCTAGCTAGCTCTTGAGTAGCTGCTTCGTTAAGAGTACCTTCTTCTAATACCTTAGATATAATAGCCTTAACATTCTCTTTCATAGCTTTTTTGATAGCCTTATCTTTAGCTGCCATATAATCATCTCCGTCAACGTCTCCATCACCGTCATGAT